GCAGCATATCTGAGGTGGCGACGGGGTCTATGGCCCCTGGAACGGTGGGCTGCGGATGCTGCAGCGGCTGTGGTCGTGCTGGCGGTGCTGCTGTGGGTGACTAAACCCTAGTTAGATCAGGGTTATTCATTTTGGTTGACATTTTGGCATGCCTGTGCTATAATGTTAACATGAACTTAGAAAAGCCCACTCGTAAAAAGCGCACAGACCGTACACATATAATATATGAGCTACGTGTTAATGGTGCTAGCTACATTGGCGTCACAGCCAAGACTGAGAGTACTATTAATAAGAGTGTTCTAGCTAGGGCAGCCAAGCATTACTACAGAGCCCAAAAGGAAGCCAAAGATTGGGCACTATGTACGGCTCTACGTTCGCTCGCGAGCAAGAACGACATCGAAGTACTAGTACATGAAACACTGCGCGGTAAGGCAACGGCTCACAAGCGCGAGCGTGAGCTTATTAAGTTACTGAACCCTGAACTAAACACAGACAAGAGAGGAATGTAATGGGCACACCACTATATATGGACCTAGGGGATGCATGCAGATTAGTACAGGAGTACGCTGAACTGCACACAGACGGAGACATCCTAGCTGGCCTCAAAGACATGCAGTTCTGCATTGATGACCTGGACAAAGAAGATAGGGTAGCCTATCACATGTTTATGGATGCGGGCCGTAAGATGTTTGCACCTAAGGTTGACATCTAGGCTGTTTGGTGTTATACTATAGGTATAGTAAGCAGTAACGTGGCGGGGGCCAACGAGAGAGCCCCCACTAATTTAACAACATAGGAGCGAACTTATGAATATTAGTACCCTAGAAGCATTTGTAGATCAAGAGAATGCATGGGAGCGCCTGCTCAAGCAGCCTGAACTCAGCCTGTTAAATGCACGTGATCGTCAGCGCATTGCTGATAAGATTGATAGCCAGCTCAGCCCAGAGAACCTTAGCTGTGATGGTGAGCTTAGCCGCACACAGATCAATCAACGTTATCGTCGTCTTGTACGTTGCGCAGAAGAGCTTCTCAGCATTGACCCTGCAGTTACTTTCAGGGAGTATGCATAATGAATCACTATACAACACTGTTAGATGAGGTACGTGGGCCCTTCCAGATCATCGTAGACAAGACCTGGGAGGACATCCCCTTGGCAGACTTGTTTGATACTAGCGTAGACCCAGACACAGGGCTGCCCTACTATGATGTAGCTGAGATGGCTCGTCAGATTGATCGTGGCGATTTGGACTACTTTATGCTTAGGGTACGTGTGTTGTTCGAGGGTCATGAGTTAGCTGCAGACTACGTAGGGGGCTTCCTCTATGAAGATGCACGTGAAACACTGCGTGATGGCACAGCAGAGGACATGATCTATTCAGCAACTGAAGCAGCTAAAACAGCAGCAGCTGAGCTGTTCCACAAACTACAGCAGCTTGATGAGGCCATGGGATGATGGACTACGCAATGTTTAGCCCACGTGGCAACGAACTGGTACACGGGGTGGTTCAAGCAGCACAGCGCGAGGGTTGGGACTGGGACAAGACCCAGCGCCATTTGCAACTGTTAGCCAAGGCGCATCCACGTGCAGCATCAGAGGCCATGGACACAGCAGTGCGGGAAGAGGTCTGGGCAGCCCTAAACAGGGGTTGACAACTGAGCATTTTGGTGCTATAATACACACTTACACTAACAACATAGGAGCGAGCTATGGGTACAAGAAGCAGAGTAGGCATCATGCACGGTGATGTTATAAAGAGCGTATACTGTCACTATGACGGCTACTTGAGCTGCACAGGGCAGATCCTACAGCAGCATTATGATTCAGTAAAAACTAACAAACTTGTATCCCTAGGCGATAACTCGGGCATACACGAAGAACTCGAAGCTATGAGCTTCTATGCTGATCGTGGTGAGGACAACGTGGGCTATCAAGTAGCACACAGCCTAGACGAGTACGTGGAACAGACCCACAACTGTGGGGGCGAGTATTACTACGTGATGAAGGACGGTGTTTGGTATGCGGGTGCCGTATATGCCACAACTGGGTTGATTAAAGAACAGCTGGTACCCCTCGTAGATGCGCTAGCGGACATACTGATTGAAGAGGCACTAGCAGACGATAATTGACCCTACAACTCCTAGGGTTATTTAGGGGTTGACAAGAGTGCAGTTTGGTGCTATACTAGAGGTATTGTTAATAAAGAAGGAGCGAAGATATGCCAGCAATTGTTGAGATTACAGAAGGTACTTATAAAATTCGTGGAGCAGACACAAGCATGAGTGGATTCCGTTTTGAACTCGTAGAGGGTTTCAAAGAAGGTGCCCAGGGCGGCTATGTAACTGTTAACGGTGGTACAGTACAGCCTAAGAACTCAGGTGTTCCGGATCGCAACATTAAGATCAAATGCGAAAGCGCACAGAGCTACATGATTGTGTCAGGTGAAGTGCCAGCAACAGCAGTAGGGGACAAGAGCTTAGAACAGATCAAGGTATCAGATGCAGTTGTTGCTAGCGAGACAGACGAAGAGATTGTAGAACGTCTACGCCAGCGTTTCGAAGTGCTCAAGGACATGACCCGAGCAGTCAAAGAAGGTAATGTGCGTGCTATGATCGTAACAGGCCCTCCGGGTGTGGGTAAGAGCTATGGTGTTGATGAAGTGCTGAGTAAAGACGACTTGTTCAATGCCCTGGGTCAGCGTAAGCCACGCTATGAGATCGTCAAGGGTGCTATGAGTGCCATTGGACTCTACGCTAAGTTGTATGAGTATTCAGACAAGGGCAATGTGATCGTGTTTGATGACTGTGATAGCGTATTGTTAGATGATTTGAGCTTGAATATTCTTAAAGCGGCTTTGGACAGTTCTAAGAAGCGTACTATTTCTTGGAACACAGACTCACGCATACTACGCTCAGAAGGCATCCCAGATAAGTTTGAGTTCAAAGCAGGTGCTATCTTTATCACCAACATTAAGTTTGAGAATGTACGATCTAAGAAGTTGCAGGATCACTTGGCAGCATTAGAGTCACGCTGTCACTACATTGATCTCCAAATGGATACAGATCGTGAGAAGTGCCTGCGTATCAAGCAGATCGTTACAGACGGCATGTTGGACTCATACGAGTTTGAGGATGTACAGCGTGATGAGGTAGTGGACTTTGTTATGGAAAACCGTAACAAGATGCGTGAGTTGAGCTTGCGTACTGTATTGAAGATTGCAGACTTGCGCAAGAGCTTTACCACTAACTGGAAGGCTATGGCTGAAGTAACTGTTATGAAGAGAGGTGCCTAATGGGTGCATGTACATATCTGGGTCCTGAGTTTGATGTTCGTACACACGATTATATCAACTCACCTACACCTTATTGCGGGTGCCAGACTCTAGAGGGCAAGAGCTATTGTGCTGATCACTACTACGTGGTCTACAAGAAGGGTAGTAGTAACCTAAAGAACAACACAAAGGCCATCGAGAAAGAAATCGCGGACATCGAACTCAAACGATTGATCGCACAGCAGGAAGCAGACGAAGGAGAACTTGCTAATGTTTAAGAATACATTCATTGTTTTGGTAGTAGCAGCACTGTTGATCGTGCTGGTAGTAGCAGGACCCTTATTGGTCATCTGGTCGTGGAACATTCTGTTTGGGGCTCTATATGCTATACCCTACACAGTTTGGACGTGGTTGGCAGTGTTGATCATTGGGGTGTTTATCCGTGGTGATGTGAAGATTACCAAAAAGCAGTAAAATGGTAAGGTTGCTGTTGACCATACAGCTAGATTATTGTAAACTAGTAACACGCTGAAGAACAGTAATCAGCTCTTTTTAACTAATAGGAAATACTAACATGAAACGTTTTAACAAAGAAACTAAGACTTTTAAGATTTTTAACGCATTGTATAACGGTGCTAAGTTGACTTCAAGCCAAGCTGAGAAGCAGTTTGGTGTAAAGAACTTGAGCGCAGAAGTTAGCCGCATCAAGCAGAATGGCTATGCAGTGTACGCTCGTACACGCAAAGCTGGCAACGGTGTAACTGTTCGTGAATACGAAATGGGTCAGCCATCACGTGAGATCGTTGCTCTAGGCTACAAAGCCAAGGCATTAGGCATCACTCTTTAATAGCAGTTTCAAACCTATACCGATTCGCTCCCGGGGCGGGTTTGAGGGTGTTGTAGAAATACAACACCCTTTTTCTTTGGCCGGCACTCCCGTGGTTGACAAATTGGATAAATGATAGTATACTAGCATCATAGTTAGAACTTAGGAGCGAGTATGTTTACAGCAGATCATGTGTGGGGCCTAGCAGTTGCAGCTGACCGTATGAACGGGGGCTATGTCAAAGCTGATGTCTACGCTGAGAACCTTGATGTAGTTCAAAAGCAGGCCAACAAGACCATGGTCAAGGGCTGGCTGCGTAATGGCCAGAACCCCGCAACAGCAGCAGATGTAGAACGTGGCCGTGAAGTTCGCAACTACTTCAACGGCTACTTGCTCAAGCAGATCTCGGGCAAGATCAACGACTTCGAACAGACGGCCCTACGCATAGCCCAGATGGATGAGTTCACTAATCGCAATATGCTAGAGTTCTCTGTGGTATCATGCTTGCCATCAGTGATGCTGCGTGATCAAAGCCGCAAGGAGCTTAAGAGCGCAATCTCCAGCTCCGTGCAGCTAGCGGGCGAAGAAGGGGACAAGATCACAGGTGAGATCGAAGTGTTCAAATGCGACTACAACACCACCTACGATAAGTTTATGGTACAGGCCCGTATGGGTGATAGTTTCGTAAGCTTCTGGTTCGGTAGCCGTTTAGATGGTGCCGTGAACATTCGAGCAAAGATCAAAAGCCACCGTGGCGATAATACAACACAGCTAAACTTTGTGAAAATCATCGGTTGACATTTGGGCAGTTTGGTGTTATACTATTAACACTGAGAGAGCAGTTATATTAATCGTACTAAAAGTGAGGTCTTAAATGAGTAAAACTACAGATATCAGCGTCCGCCAAGTTGGTCCTAAAAGTGCCAAGCGTTCCATCAACCGTGCTATCAAGATGCGTCGTGCAGTATTCCTTTGGGGTCCTCCGGGCATTGGTAAGAGTGACATCGTCAAGCAGATCGGCGAGGACGCTGGTCGTGAGGTAATTGACGTTCGCCTGGCCCTGTGGGAACCTACAGACATTAAGGGTATCCCCTATTACAATGCGGACATGGGCACAATGACTTGGGCTCCTCCAGCAGAACTTCCTACAGACCCAAACAGCACAGCAATCATCTTCCTTGATGAGTTGAATAGTGCTCCTCCTGCAGTACAGGCCGCGGCCTATCAGTTGATTCTTAACAAGCGAGTTGGTACCTACAAACTGCCTGCGGGTGTTGATATTGTAGCGGCTGGTAACCGCGACGGTGATCGTGGCGTGACATATCGTATGCCTGCTCCGTTGGCTAACCGCTTCGTTCACTTGGAAGCCAAGGTAGACTTTGATGACTGGCAGGATTGGGCTACCTTAAACAAGGTGCATCCAGAGGTTGTAGGTTATGTAGGCTTTGCCAAGCAGGACTTGTATGACTACGATCCTAAGAGCTCTAGCAAGGCATTTGCAACTCCACGCTCTTGGAGTTTCGTATCAGACTTGTTGGGTGATGATGACTGCGACACAGACACTTTACACAACTTGATCGCGGGTGCCGTAGGTGATGGTTTGGCAACTAAGTTTATGGCACACCGTAAGGTAGCAGGTCGTATGCCTAAGGCTTCAGACATCCTTGATGGCAAGGTTAGCACACTTGAGATCAAAGAAGTGAGTGCTATGTATTCTTTGACTGTATCCTTGTGCTATGAGCTCAAAGATCGTGCAGAGAAGAAGACTGCCAAGTGGGACGATATGGCAGATAAGTTCTTCCGCTATATGATGGATAACTTCCCTACAGAGTTGGTAGTGATGGGTGCAAAGACTGCTCTTACTAACTATGACTTGCCCTTGGACGCAACGAAGATGAAGAGCTTCGACGAGTTCCACAAGCGTTTCGGTAAGTATGTTTTAAGTGCTATGGAGAATTAAGACCTCTACCATAGCAAGGGCGGGGGCTTCTCAGAGTCGCCCGCCCAACCTAATAGGGGTTGACATTTTGTCCAATCTGTGCTATAATATACACATACTAAGGAGAGCGAGCGATGGATCCAATTATTGACAAACTAACTACTGCCAGAGTAGGCCTGCTCCTTAAAGCACCGTTC